TCAAGTATATTTGAAAGTAGCAGCTTCAAGAAATTATTTATGGACTTTAATTGGGGGGGTGATAGAATACCTGCCGTGCTTGATGATACAAGCTATACTGCAACTTTAGATTACACTATTGCAGGGGTGGCTACCTTTAATACAGATGATACTTTTATAAGGGCAGGACTGATAGATAGTTCAGTAACAGGTGGGGCTACAAATTCAAATGTACCACCTGACTACAATACAACAGGTACAGATATTTATAAAATAGTAGCTACTACTTCTAATCAATTATACAATATAGATTATAGTTGGACTTTTTATAACGACCTTAATAATAATGATGATGACTTTACTTTAAGATGGCGTAAATATGATGCTATTACAGGAACTACATCAACGTATAATTCTTCAGTTGTTAATATAAACCCTGAAAATTGGGGAACTATTACAGGGAGTTTGGAAATAGCACTAAATGTAGGTGATAAACTTTTCACGTCTTATGCAGGTTCAGATTATGGGTTTACAGGTACTTGGGCTGAATTAAGGACGGCTACTGTAACTTTTACTATTAGTAGTACGGTTGTTACTTCTGCTGCTTTAACTACTTTAAGAGGTGAATTGAACCAATGGGATTTTTTAAAAGGTTTCTTAACTATGTTTAACTTAGTTACTCTACAAGATAAAACAGACCCTGCTAATATTATTATAGAACCTTATAAAGATGTATTTATAATTACTACACAGGGTACTGATTTAGCGTCAAGAAACATACAACACGATTGGACAGATAAAGTAGATTTAAAAGATGTTAAACTTACACCTTTAAATGATTTAAAAAAGAAAACTATTTTTAAATATGAAGAAGAAAGTGATGACTATATATTTAATGTATATAAGGGTTCTACTAATGGTCATCTTTACGGAAGTAAGGTATTTAGTGCAGAGGGGCTAACATTATTAGAAGGTGAAGAAGAAGTGGTAGCAACACCTTTTGCAGCTACTATTTCCAAACCTCTTGCAGACAACTTAGCAGATATTATTGTACCAACTATTTATTCTAGAGGTAGTGATGGTACTACAAGTGGATTTGATAACAAACCTAGAATACTTTACAATCATACAGGAGCTAGTCCTGTTAGTATTGCTTCTAGTTATTATATACCATCACAAAACGGTGCTAGTAGCGAAAATAGTAACTTATTATTTACATTTTCTCACTTAACAGATATACCTACAATTACAAGTTCACCACCTGTTGCAGCAGATACATTTGATTACAATTTTGGTGAATGCCAATACATTAATCCGATAGGTGATACTGTAAGTAATAATCTATTTAATACTTATTGGTTGCCTTATTACAATCAGTTATACAATCCTGATACAAAGACAATGACCTTAAAAGTAAACTTACAACCTGCTGATATTGCTACATTTGAATTTTCAGATTATGTAATGATTAAAAATAGGTCTTATAGAGTAAATAGAATAGACTATAAACCAAGTGATTTATCAACTGTTGAATTTATACTTATAAACTAATGGAATACAGAAGTGGATTCTCAATAAAACCAAATAAAGTCCTTAGAAGTGGTCAGGTCATTTTTACAGATGGTACTAATGAAGTTACACCTAACCAAAGAGATTGTGAAGCATACGGATATAATTATGATGTCGCTACTAGAACCTGTGTAGCTTATAGTTATTCTACAAGAATAGAACCTGCTGTTAGTAATGAAAGTAATATTGTTAGAGGTAATAAAAACACAACTGAAACAGGAACTACTAACACTATAATAATGGGTGAAAGTAATACTACTAAAGGTGATAATAGAAATAATATTATTATAGGTGATTATAACGAATTGGCAAATGGAGTTAAAAACGCAACTATCTTAGGTAATTATGGTGAAGCACAAAGGGATGGTGAAATAGTATTTGGTGGAGGTGCTTTTAATGGGCTTGGTGTAGGATATGGACAAAGCTCTACAATGTCTTTATCAGGAACTACAACAGATGCAACAGTAACTAATTTATTTGTAAATAGCAGTAGTACAAATACAATAATAGCTAGAGGTTCTACAAGTTCTTTTCAGGGCTTTGAAGTTAATGTTATTGGAGTAAGGACAGGTGGTGTTGCAGTAGCAGGTGCAGTTAATGATAGAATATATCTTAATGCAACAGGAATGGTGTACCTTAAAGACTTACAGGGCGGTACTGCTAGAACGCAGGGAGCTTATGGCACAACAACAGGTTGGACAAGTGTAGTAGCATTTAGCGGCACTAATGATATGCACGTTTCAGTAACAGGAGTAGTAGATATGAATATAAGTTGGAGTGCTACACTTCATCTTTACGAATTAAAAGTATAAAATTATGGCAGATAAAGTAACAATAGAAGCAGAAGTTAAGTCAAATATAGGCAAAGTAGCTAAAGATATTGATAAAGCTGCAAAGAGTACAGAAAAGCTAGATGACGCAACTAAAAAAGGTGCTAAAGGCTTTAAAGGTATGGCTACTGCTGCTAAAGGATTTGGGTTAGCTCTGAAAGCAGCAGGAATTGGTTTAATAATTGCAGCCTTTCAACTTCTTAAAGAAGCGTTAGAAAGAAATCAAACAGTAATGAATACTGTGAATACTGTAATGACTACAGTATCAACTACATTTAATCAGGTTGTAGATGTACTTATAGATGTTTACGATTGGGTAACAAAGTCATCAGACAGATTTGACGGACTAACGAAAGTCATAAGTGGTTTAATGACACTAGCCTTAACTCCTTTAAAATTATCTTTTTATGCTATAAAGCTAGGAGTAGAACAAGCTATGTTAGCTTGGGAAGGTTCTTGGTTAGGTGGTGGTGATGAAGGGAAAATGGCAGAACTTAGAGTTAGTATGGCTGAAACAAAACAAGACATAGTAGATATAGGTTTAGCAGCAATAGAAGCAGGAAAAGATATTGGTGCTAATATAGGTGATGCTATTGGTGAAATAAAAGCTATTGGTGAAATAGCAGTCAAAGGAATATCTAAAATAAGTATTAAAGCAAACTTTGAACAAGCAAAAGCTACAACTGCTGCTGCAAATAGTTCAAAATTAGCAGAAGCACAAATACAGGGTCTGATTGAAAAGAATGACTTATTAGCTGAAACCCAAAGGCAAATAAGGGATGATGAAACAAAGACATTTGCTGAAAGAATAGAAGCGAATAAGGAGATTTCTAAAATTCTAGATAAGCAGAAAATAGATATGATGAAGTTAGCAGATACAAGAGTTGCTTCTGCAAAATTAGAATTAGATGCAAATAAAGACAATATAGATTTACAAGTAGCTTATCAACAAACCTTAAACGACAGGGCAGGAGTAGAAGCACAAATAGCAGGTTTTAGAAGTGAACAATTAACTAATGAAGTTGCTTTAAATAAAGAACTATTAGAATCGCAAAATGAAATACTAGCTGAAGGTCTTACAGGGCTTGAAAGAGAATTAACTGAACTAGATGCAGCTTATAAGTTAAAGTTAGAAATGGCTAGAAAGTCAGGAATGGACACGGCAGCTATTACTAAACAATATGAAGGTCAAAAAGCACAAATAGTTGCTTCAGGTGTAAACGCTCAATTAGGAGCTTATTCAGCACTTACAGGAGCTTTAGGTAAATTAGCAGGAGAAAATAAAGAAATGGCAATAGCACAAGCAGTTATGGACACTTACGCAGCAGCTAATGCTGTTTTAAAAGACCCTACTCTAGTTGGTCCTATGAGATGGGTTTCAGCAGCAGCAGTTATTGCAACAGGTCTTGCAAATGTTCAACAAATTATGAAAACTGACGTTCCCGGTGGTGGTGGTGGTGGTGGTGGTGGTGGTGGTAATATGGGCGTAGAATCACAAGCTCCTGCACCTGAAATGTTAAGTGGTCAATTTACTTTAGGTGGTGGTCAAGCACCTGAACCTGTACAAGCGTATGTAGTTTCAGATGATATAACTAACAATCAAAACAAACTTGCAGCTATAAGACGTAGAGCTACTATCTAATGATAGAAGTTACAATCTAAAATCAAATAAAAACTAACTTAATCTATTATATAATATGCCGTGTAAAAAATGTGAAGAAGGATATAAATGGGGTGAAACAGGAGAATGTAAATATGACACCTTACAAGATTGTGAATCAGCTAATACTAAATACAATAAAATGCAACCAACACCACTAGGAAAAAAGACGTATGAAGAATACGAAAAAGAATTAAAAGAATATAATTTAAGTTCATCTAAAAGAATTGATTTAGGTTTAATGGACGATTTAAAAAAAGCAGTAAGCAAATTAAAGTCCTATGATTTAGAAAATCAGTTATCATCTTTAAAAGGACAGTATAACTCTATTAATGGTGCTTTGACTAAATTAAAAAGTCAGTCTAAAACTTTTGTAAAAGATTACGGAAAATTTGAAGGTGAAGCAGATAAACAATGGAAAGATTATCAGGCAGCAAGTAAGTTGAGAGAAGTATTAGACAAAGGGCTTAGAGAATTAGGTCTAAAAGGAGATTCTTTTACACAAGAATTTGATAATGCGTTAGCTGATGCTGAAACAATAGGACAAGAAAGTTTTAAAGCTACACAAAACGACTTTAAAAATTATAATGATATTGTAGATTTAACTGAATAATATGAATAACACAAGAATAGTAGAATTAGTAATAGAAGATGATAACCAAGAGTTAGCTATTGACGCTATAAGTTTAGTATCAGCTCCTGCCCTAGAAACAGACTTTGTATTCTTTGGAAAGCAGAAAAACAACTTAACATTCGCTAAAGTAGATGAAGAAAAGCGTATGCTTATAAGTCCTGCACTTATTCCTGATAAACAAATATTTAGATATGACCCTAATACTGATAGTGATTATTATGTCTATTTTTCAAAAGCGACAGTAAGAAAAGCTAGTGAACTTTACTTAAAACATAATAACCACCACAAAGCTACATACGAACATCAAGATAGAGTATCAGGAGTATTGACAGTTGAGTCTTGGATAATTGAAGATACTAAAATGGATAAGTCTACTTTGTACGGATTCTCACTTCCAAAAGGGACTTGGATGGTGAAGATGAAAATAGAAAATGATGACCTTTGGAAAAAAATTAAAGATGGTGAACTTAAAGGACTTTCAATAGAAGGCTACTTTACTAATAAATTTGAACAAATGCAAAAGAAAGAACCAACAACAGAACAAATACTAAGTGCTTTAAATGAAATGCTACAAAGCAAAACTGAACTAAAGTCTGAAAAGATTGAGTTGGGGTTAGTTGATGATATTGATAGTGATGTTAAATCTCTTGTACCAAAATTTAAAGATTTAGGAAAATTATTAAATGAAAGAAATGAAACATTTGCTAAATATGAAAAACTTGATAAAAAATTACTAGCAGAAGAAAATTATCTTTTAGATAAAGCTATTGATATTGGTGAAGCAGTAGATAGATTAAAAAAAGCAGAAAAAGAATTAGGAGTTGATGCAAATTCATCTTATTATGAAAAACAAATAAATAATTTAAAAACTGCTATAAAAAGCAAAATGTACGGCTAAAATAATCTAAAAATCAAACAAATAAATAACTATTCTATTATATAATACAAACTTACTATAAATAAAAATTACTATGGATTTAAAAGAAAAAATATTAGTTGCTTTAGGACTTGCTGAAGAAGAAATTAAGTTAGGATGGCAAGGTAAAAGTGATGACGGTACAATTTTTGTATCTACTGCTGAAGAATTAGAAGCAGGTGTAGACATCTCAGTATTAACTGAAGATGGTACTACTATACTACTTCCTGTTGGAACTTATAAGACAGATGATGGAATTAGCTTTAGAGTAGAAGAAGAAGGTATTGTTGCTGAGTTGATAGAGAGTGAAACAGAAGAAGAAGAAACTACTGAAGAAGTAGAAGAAGTAGAAGCAGCAGAAGAAGAAAGTCCTGCTGAAGAAGCAGATTGGGCTAAGTCTTTTGAAGAATTAAAAGATAAGGTAGAAAATTTAGAAGA